TTGAGATTCGTATATCCGACAAGATTGGAGGAGGCAATGGTAAAGGTCATTTTCTATTTTTCATTGTTAACAATACTTTATCTAGCTTAAAAATTTTAACACATCATAATATATGCCCTGCCAACGTTGTAGGAAAAAGTGTGGAGTTCCAATCGACTGTCAATACTGTGAGGGAAGTTTCTGTCCGAGTTGTATCAATTTGACAAAACACGAATGTCAGGGTGCGGATATCAAGAAGATGAAGCAGCGTAAGGAACTGGAGGAACAGACGGCGTTTGAACCACCACCAAAATGTTTGAAGATATAATAAACGCTTAAAGAATTGATGACCCGTGTATTCGGGCTGAGATGTCCGAGTGGTCTAAGGAGGACGACTTAAGATCGTCTGTGCTACGCACACGCGGGTTCGAACCCCGCTCTCAGCATCCATAGGCTTGTAGTGAAACGGATATCACTTTGGACTTCTAATCCAACATTCCGGGTTCGATTCCCGGCAAGTCTGATATAAAGAATTAAATGTAGTATACAAATAGTATGCAGATATTCGTCAAAACTCTCACTGGTAAAACCATCACATTGGAGGTCGAATCCTCCGACACGATTGATAACATCAAAGCTAAGATTCAAGATAAGGAGGGTATCCCACCCGATCAGCAAAGACTCATCTTCGCTGGTAAACAGTTAGAGGATGGAAGAACTCTATCTGACTACAATATTCAGAAAGAATCTACTCTACATCTCGTTCTTAGACTCAGGGGTGGGGGTAATGATGAATCCAAAACGGTAAAAAAGAAACGTGAACCCGGACCATATATGATTTTCTGTAAAAAAATGCGTCCGAAGGTTGTGAAGGAAAACCCTGAACTTACATTTGGTGAAGTTGGAAGAAAACTTGGTGAGATGTGGAGAGAACTCAGTGACGACGAGAAAAAAAAGTATACGAAATGAGTATATGCTTGGGTTCGGCTTTCTGTTACGATTTGTACTGAAGGAGCGAATTAAAAGAGGTATATCACCCCGAGATTCAGTAACACGCTTAAGGGATACGTTCCATAAATAAGTAGATGTCTCTCAAAGTTAAGAAACTCACGTATGATGCTATTGTGCCTACTCGTGGTTCTGATGGTGCTGTTGGATATGATCTGTATAGCTCCGAAGATGCTATCGTTCCGAATCAGGCGGGGCGAGCTTTAGTAGGGACTGGTATCACAGTAGTGCTCCCCCCAGGGGTTTATGGACGGGTGGCTCCACGTTCTGGTCTCGCGGTGAAGCACTGCATCAACGTTGGTGCGGGAGTTATTGACCCAGATTACACCGGTGAAATTAAAGTCGTCCTATTTAACCATGGTTCGAACGACTTTGAAGTCAAGAAGGGTGATCGTATTGCTCAACTAGTTCTTGAACGTTGTGAGACTCCCCCGATTGAGGAGATTAACATCGTCGAGGATACCGAGAGGGGGTCAGGTGGTTTTGGATCTACAGGTCAATAAATTCGTCTTTACAAAACCATAAATCTTCTGGTGTGGGTAGAAACAGTATTCCATGACTCATAACCATCGATAATTTAGCTTTTGTGACAGTATTGTGAGTATATAGGATCCATCTTTCCCAGTATTCTGCTCGGAAGAAATCTTCCCAATCTTCTTTAGAACTTTCCCCAACCCTCAACATTCCTCTATGTATCTCACACGGATCCGTCTCAATTCGCAGCTCCTTAGGAATAATAGCTCCCTTCCTAAGTAGTTGTGCACGCATCAAACGAGGATTTTTATGGTCTGGGTAGTGTTGGACACCTACCTCACCAAAGTCAATTGTCCTCTTGTTTGGTAAAGTTACTCTCAGTTTATGGGTCACGGATGGACTCGGGTGTAATACGACATGCATAGTACTCTCTCATATGAAAATTAATGGAGGATATAAACACATATATATATTAAAAGGTAGACACTAAATTGAATATATGAGTCATCAGGATTGGACTCCCATAATCATTCATGGAAGATCAGCTCCCATGAAACTGAATCCTCCTCAGAAACAGTACGAGCGCACGAAGGAACAGAAGCTTGAAGATGAGGAACTGGGTGTGCACAAGAAGGTGCCAATATCCACGGCGAAGATGATTCAGCAGGGGCGTATCGCTAAAGGTTTCAGGACACAAAAAGATTTAGCAGCAGCGATTGGTGTGAATGTGAGTATCATTAACTCATATGAATCAGGTAGAGCTATTCCAGACCACGCTATCCTCCAGAGGTTGAGAAGAGTATTGGGTGTGAAGTTAAAGTAATCCTTTGTAAGTGCCAGCGATGTAATAGACATCCTGGAAACCGAGTTCTTCCAGTTTCTCTGCCGCAAATCTGGCCCTCTGCCCAGTATTGCAGTAGACGAGTAAGCCTCTCTTGGGAAGTTCAGTGGTAGTCTTTTCATTGATCTTGTCGACTGGGATGTGAAGTGCTTTGGGGTAGTGACCAATCCTCCATTCAGTAGCTGTGCGAACGTCGATAACTTTCTTTATTTTACCTTCCTTGATAAGTCTCTTGGCTTCAGATGCAGATATGAGATTCTGTCCCATAAAAGTGTATATCAGTGCTGTGGTGAGAGTTCCAGCTACAAGTAGTGGTATCATTTACTATATCTTAGATTTGTTTAGCGTTAAATTTACATTTTTATAACCACACCCTAAATCAGCTATGCACACCCTAGAGCTTTTCAAGGGTACTGGGAGTGTATCTAGAGTCTTAGAACCCGCGGGACATGATATAGTAAGTCTAGACATTCTCGAAAAATTTAAGCCAACTCACTTGTGTGATATACTCGACTTCGATTACAAACAATATCCCCCAGGACACTTCGACGTCATATGGGCGTCCCCAGAGTGTAAGATATACTCACAACTTCAAACCACGAATGTGGGGCCAACCCGAAAGTTCAAGACGAAAGAGGAACTGGAATCTGTTCGTCGTGAGAATAGCAAGTATGTCGAGAAGGTGTTAGAGATTATCGAATACTTCAAACCGACTGAATGGTACATCGAAAATCCCTACTACTCAGCCATGAAGGATCTTCCGTGTATGCGTGAACTGAAATCGTATCGTTTCGACTATTGCCGCTTTGGTTTTGATTACAAGAAACCTACCCGTATATGGACGAATCGCATAGATCTAGAAAATCATGTCTGCAACTGTCCGAACAAGCAACACAGATATAGAATCGGTATCACAACCCCGGGTCAAATCTATAATGGTGGGCAGGTGGACAAGACAAGCACACTGGACCGCTATCGGATACCTGAAAACCTCTTACGATATCTTTTCGCCAAACATTTATAATATTGCTTTATGATATGAGTTTCTTTACAGTTGTTGGTGTCTTGATCACATCTTCCTGTCTTACAAGTTCTGTGAGATCTGCCATGGCTACATCTGTCACCACAGCCACGTCTACGAAGGATGAAGGTGAGGTTATTGTCATCGGAGGTTCCCAAAGTAGCACTGAGAATTACATAAGCATGCCCAGCACAGAAGAAGTTCCAGTAAGCTTCTCGGAGTATCCAGTTTATGCTTATGACCAAAATTCAAACAGTGATATGTATGCCGAGTTTTGGAAAACAAACAAGGAATGTCCGGGTGGGGGGCATGATTGTTTATACACTGAAAAGGTTGAAAATGGTCGTGTTACAGGTATCACCGATAAAGATGGAAATGATCTTATTCAGCAGTTTGTAGATGATTTATATGATGGAAAATTGATAAAGTTGGATGAAATGATAAAAGAAAAGGGTGAAAGAATCCAAAAGACAAGGAAACTATCTGATGATAATAAGGTTATGATGAAAATGGGTGAAGAATGGAAAGAGGTGGAACCAAATAAACAATATACGATGGAACATGGAAGTGGTAGTTCCGCGTGGACACAAACGATAGAACTTCCGGTTGGGCAATATCTTCTTATTCTGATGATGCTTTACAAAATGACTGGAAAACCAAAACCACAGGTTGTCATTGACTTACCCGCTAAAAAACGAGAGACATAAAGATTATATACTCTTAGTCATTAAATGAACTCCAAAAAAACTAGCGAAACAACAACACAACTTTCCCCTCTGGAACGTGAAGCCAAGTTTTCAGAAAGCAGGAAGGCTGCCGTTGAAAAGGCGCTTCAGTGTGAAAAAGTCCGATACAAGTCTAAATGTGACCCGATTAAGTTCAAGGAATTTCTGGAACATCGCCTCACAATTTGGGATGAATTGAAGGATAAGACGTTTCATAGCAAACGTATGTATGAAAAGACGGTCAAGATTTTAGATAATTTTGAATAATTTTCGTGTGGTAGGCTCAACTTTGCCTTCTGAGAGATGATGTTCCTGTCAACATAAGGTTTCATTTCACTATAAATTTAGTTACCGAACGCTACACCACCCATACCATTCTTGATACGAAGGATGTTATAGTTGACAGCGTATACACGGTGATGATGGTTACCATTCTCGGGAGCGCTGAACGTCAACTTCGCGTTATCGATACGTGAGAAGTTGAGACTGCCTGTGGGCTGCATCTTGGACATTGTAAGACAGAACGGCCAAGAGAAGGTCGCGAGATCGTCGAGAATGTTATCAGGGAGGTCGGTGGTGTGCATCTCGGAGACGACGTCGTGGTGATACACGTCGGAGGTGTCCTCAAAGAGGGCCACACCGTTAATGTATAGGGAAGAGGTCCCAAACTTGAAACCATCAGTGGCGTGGTTCCATACGGCGCCGTTCGCGTTACCCGATACGACGTGGAGAGACTTCACGGGGTGGTTAAAGTAGGTGATGTCAACATCCTTGTCAGTCCTGGAGAAACGCTGGTTCTGGACCTGAGTGATGAGCATCTCGTGTTCCTTGTCTGTGAAGTATTTACGCTCATCAGTATCAAGGTAAATATAGTTGCCAAATACCTTGGGGGTCGTGGAAGGGGTGAACCCATCGCGGCACTTGATGCGAATCTCTACATCATGGTATTGAAGAGCCAGTAGGGGGAGAGCCTTGGACCAGTCTTCACCGAAGAAGAAAGGAAGCATGTAGTAGTTACCACCGTGGTTCTCCTTCTTGTGGTTGAGGCTCACACAGAACGAAGCCTTGGCAGCCGAATCCCTCATGAGAGGGTTGTGAACACCCTGGATGAAAAGGGCATCCATGGTGGATACCATCTGACCACCGATCCACAGAGAAAATTCAGTGAGATCCGTAGAGGATCTCTTGAAGAAACCATTGTCGTTATTTTGTGTAGAAGCGATGTTATCAGCCTCTATCCAGACATAGCTCAGGAGATCACCCTTCGAGCGAACGGGGATGATAACCTCATTACCAGAACCAAAGGAGCCGATGTAGTCCATGCGCTCAGGCTTCATGGCGAAGTTGGTGTAACGTTTATAGTTTTGACGGAAAAAGCTTACTTCAGGCTGACCAGTGATGTAGACGTCCTGGGCACCTACAGACACAAGTTCTATTAAAGCGGCAGACATTTATTAGTAAATGATATTAAAATTTTGGCCGGTTATATATACATGGTAGTATTCCAGGCTTTGACATGGGAGGCTAGAGATTCTGGGGATGAACACTTGATCAGCATCTTTGGTAAGACAGAGGAAGGTAAATCTGTATGTGTCACGACCGAGTTCAAGCCATACTTTTTCGTAAAATTGCCACGTGGAACCGAACAAGGTGACGTTGAACTTCTGTATGATAAATTGGAAACGATGAAGAAGGGTTGCCTGACTGGTTACTCTTTGACAAAACAAAAAGATGTTTGGGGATTTCAAAATAATGAAGAATTTTTCTTCATGCAGTTAACATTTAAGAACTTAGAATCCAGACGTAAAGTGAACTCAGTTTTCATGTATAATGATGCGTTTAGAAAATATCACGTATACGAGTCGAACATAGACCCTGTCCTGAGACTCATGCATAGGACTGGCATCCAATCCACGGGTTGGTTAGACACTGGCACGAGGTGTGTTCGATCTCACTTGGCAAACGTCAATCTTGACATCTGGTGCAATGACTGGACTGAACTGAAACCAGTGAACCGCGATGACATCGCTCCTTTCGTGGTGGCTTCATTTGATATTGAATGCAACAGTTCCACAGGTAAATTTCCAGACCCAAATGTTCCCGACGATGCGTGTTTCCAGATTGCAGTGTCGTTGTGCAAATTTGGAAGCGAAGAACCATATGAGAAAACTTGTCTGTGTTACAAGGATACGACGGGTGAAGATGTAGTTAGTTTTAAAACTGAACGAGAACTCCTACTTGCGTTCAAAGATTACGTGCAAGAAAAGGATATTGATATCCTGACTGGCTGGAACATTTTTGGTTTTGATCTTGAATACATCTACAAACGCGCTGCGATGGTGGGGTGTGGGATTGATTTCTACCAACTCAGTAAACTTCGAGATACCGAGTGCCATCTAGTAATGAAAAAGTTGAGTTCGAGTGCCTTGGGTGATAACTTTTTGAAGCTCTTACCAATGCCTGGACGGTTTATTTTTGATATGTTCCACGAAGTCAAGAAAGGGTACAAGCTAGATTCTTACAGTTTGAACAATGTTTCGAAATTGTACCTTGGCGATCAAAAGATTGACATGGCCCCCAAGGAAATGTTTGCTCGTTTCCTGGAAGGTGATCCTAAAAAGCTGTACGAAGTTGCAGAATATTGTATCAAGGATACACTTCTACCACACAAGTTGATGAAAAAGATGTGTATCCTGTTAAACCTGATAGAGATGGCAAAGGCGACCTGGGTACCTGTATCTTTCCTGGTTGAGAGAGGGCAACAAATCAAGGTATTCAGTCAATTATCCAAAAAGGCTAGAGAACTGGGATACATGGTACCGACGATTAAATATGGTTCTCTACCCGAAGAACAATATGAAGGAGCCACTGTTTTAGAGGCACAAAAGGGTGCCTATTACACACCAATCACAGCCCTAGATTTTGAGGCTCTGTACCCGTCTATCATGATGGCACACAACCTGTGTTATTCTACGTATGTCATGGACGAGAGGAGATACGGAAACATCGAAGGAATTCACTACGAAACATTTAACATCGGAGACAAGACGTATAAGTTTGCACAGGATGTACCAAGTCTCCTACCAGCCATTCTTGCAGAGCTCAAACAGTTTCGTAAAAAGGCAAAGAGAGATATGGCTGCTGCAACGGGGTATATGAAGGAGGTGTACAATGGTAAACAGTTGGCGTACAAGGTTTCGATGAACTCTGTCTATGGTTTTACAGGAGCTGGTAAGGGAATCCTTCCATGTGTACCTATTGCATCCACAACAACGTGTAGAGGTCGTGGTATGATTGAGGAGACTAAGACGTATGTAGAGGCGAACTTCCCCGGTGCGAAGGTAAGGTATGGCGATTCAGTCACACCTGATACACCTCTACTCATTCGTTGCGATGGAGAAATCAAAACATGTAGGATCGATTCACTTGTGGAGTATTATAATACACGCGATGATGGTAAAGAAGTGGCTACTATAAATGCAGAAGTATGGACTGAAAAGGGGTTTACCCCCATTCATCAAATTGTGCGACATAAAACAACGAAAGATATACATCGTGTACTCACACACACCGGTATAGTCGATGTGACAGAAGACCATAGCCTACTTCTCGAAAACAAAGAGATGATTAAA